AGCACCCCATCATACCCGCTCGCCTGGTCCGTCCCGGATGGGCCGAACCAATCTGCCAGGCGCCTACCCCATGGGGAGGCGTCGGGAGGCGAGTTGAGGGTACCTCCCGTCTCTTACGAAACGGGAACCCACCTACGTTTCAGAGCGAGGCTGTAGGGCCTAGGAGACGACTCCAAGTGCCTTTCATCCAGCGCAAGCGGAACCAGGGGGTCCCTGCGATGCAACAGGATTCTGAAGCACTTCGCCAGGGCAGGATAACCCTCGAGAGGGTCATCTTCCCGCGGTGTCTCCGGTACAAAGCAAAGGTGTTCAAGCCTTTGCAATGCCCGGTTCCATCGCCGGCGTGGCACCACGTCGCTGTGGTGATGCCACCCGATGGCGGGACTATCAGGGTCAACCCTGGGGAGTTTCCCCAGGATATGCTCAACGGCATTTTGCAATGCCGTTGCGCAGCGCCAGTAACCAGCTTGCCAAAGCTGATTCGCTGTCGCGACCGTTGAAAGAAGTCCGTTGACGTCTTTCCGATCTGCCGGAACGTCACGGCGAAGGTAGACCGGTGTTACCGGCTCCCCGTCGTAAGCGTCCGCTCCGCAGGACTCTCTGAACTTCCCAGTCCAGAAAGACTTGCGTCGGTTGACCCGAAACCCGAAGGTCTCAAGATCATCACAGATGGCAGGTGCCTCGTCCGCGGGAACAATCAAGTCGTCCCCGTAGACGAAGACATCTCGTGAATAACTTTCCACGAGGTGTCTAGTCGGGAATCGCCCTGCTCTCCAGATCCGGCAAGCGATGATGCTCGTATAGAACACCAAAGCTTCGATCGGAAAACAGAGTGCGGAGCCCATCGACGCGAACTTCCGTAAGTCGACCTCACGGCCGTCAGGAAGTTTCGCTCTCACGCTGCGACTCGCCATGGCCATGTCCCGGAAGACCGGAACTGACTTTAGGAGAGACTCAACGTGAGACAAGCTGACGCGGTCACTCGCCTCCTTCATGTCCAACGTCGCCAATCGGCGGTCGCGGGACGACGAAAAGGCGATCTCCTGGTTGACGCCCTGGTTCGCGAAGTTTACGCGACCAGCCGTCAACGGCGATCTTTCGATCAGCTGAACCAGGATGTCCTTCAAGCCCTGCTGCGCAAATTGCATGCACACGGGCTCTACGGCAATGACTCGAGGCGTCTTCAGGGTCTTTGGCACGAAGACCACCCTCACGGGTGGCTCGGCCTCTGGCTCGACGAGGGCTGGCTGTGGGTCATCGACGTCGGGCTCGTGGGGAATTTGAGTACCCCGGGCGAACTTCTGGAATGTAATTCCAGAGGCGTCAAGACGCGAGTGCCAGGTCAAGAAGCGCCACTTCGCGTTTCCGCTAATGTGCTCCTGCGTTGCTCCGGGTCCGTGCTTAGGCATGAACGTCGATTCGAAATCGACGTCCGCGAGGCGGAGGCTCTCCATCAAAATGGAGGCCACTTTCTCGAAGTACCTTTGCAACTGGCCTTGGGGCATTGCAACCTCGTCATCGCAGCGCACGTAACCTTCGATCGCGTCCTTCAACCGAGCATCACTGCACGGCCTGAGGATCTTCTTCCCGAAAAGGCATAGTTGCCTAACGGAACGAATGCAATCGACCGACGGTTCGTCGCGCAACTTCCCATTTTTGTCAAACACTCGGGACAGGAATCCCTGCAAGAAAGCAGGAATTCCGGACTGTCGCTTGGCAAAGCCAGCGAACAGCCCAGGGCCCAGCTGCCCAAGCTCAAGACCTCTTTCGAAGTCCGAGCAAAAGGCGGGCAAGGTGATCGTGATGAACGAATCACCTTCGTGTTTGACTCGTGCACGCAACGTCTCAACGTCGCGATGCACGGGGGCACCGCTCTTCCTCCCACAATCATGCAGGAGGTCTTCAAGGAGACCTACAAGGCTTTTCACGCAACCTCCTTTCAAGGGGGTAAGCGTCCAGGTGCGTTCGCAAACGCCCCAGTAACATCACCTTGCGGCGTCCGTTGCTACACAGCGCGGACCGACAACGCCGTTCAGGTTTCCCCGTTCAGCATTTTGAGCACATTCGTGCTCGTGGCCCACCCAGTCAAGGCATTCGCCAAGTTCTGGGCGTCTGCGGCTGTGAGACCGGTCGTCGGGAAGTCCACCGTCAGGGTCGCTGTCATCGACGCAGTAATATTCTGCGTCGGCACCAGCGGGTCCGAAACGAAGGCATCCCG